CACCATGCAGCGATCCTCCTCCGGCAGCTTCAGCATCTCTTCCAGCTGGCTCCTCCCCAGCTCCGCATATTCCGGACTCAGTATCTCGGAATATCCATCTGCGGAATATTCCCGGTTGATGCTGATAAACCGGCTTGTGGTAGATGCTTCCAGCCCCAGCTCCGCCTTGGCAAACTCCGCTATGCTCTTATATCCGTCATTTTCATATAGCTTCTGCTCCTCAATCTGGCGCAGCATGAAGCCGATCCGCACAAAGCTCTGCTTGATCCCAAGCAGTTCCCTTCTCAGCTTCTGCTTCATCTCCACCCAGTCAGTGAGCGTCATCTGTATATATTCCATGTCTGTCTCCTTATGCTATTTCTATTTCCACCGTTTGTATCGTTTCGGTCAGCGTTCCCGTTTTTAATTTCATCAGCCAGGCGTCCAGCCATGCTTGCATATTTTCTTTGTCCGGTTTCCCGTCCTTATTTCCGTACCACTGGATGATCCTTGGATTCCTGGCATCTATCTCAACCGTGATGTATGGAACATCCGGTTCTGTCTTGTGTCTCAGCATCAGTATGTACGTCTTGCCTGTGTTGTGTTTACTCAGGTAAGTGTCTCCTCCCACACAATGATGAAGCAACCGCCCCTCCATGACAATTTCCTCCGCCGACCTGGCTGGTCTGATGATATAGCTGTCATCCTCGTAAAAATATTTATTTCTTAGGCTTCTATAGGTGCTGCGTATCTCTGGATACTTCTCTGCCGCTTGTTTTAGATGTTTATCCATCTCCTCTTTGTTCGTTTCCAATACCATCTTGGTATGTGCTGCCCCTAAATCCCGCGGCTGTTGATATACAGTATTGTTAAGATCATAACCCAGGTTTAGCCTCATGCTCAGATAGTCCGTATAGGTTGTGGCCGTGTTCCTGATCCGCTCTGATGCACTTCCGCACTCTGTCCCATATTCGCATCCGGCATATTTTTCTATACGGTTGAGTAGTTTCTGCAATGTCATGTATCTGGTGGCCATTTCCACCTGCACGCCGCTTAGATTCGTCTCTGCCAGATGTTCGATCTGCTCATCTGTCCAGTTCTGCCCCTGACGTTTTTCCATCTGCATGACTTCCAGGAGCTGTATGTCTCCTTTCTTTCGGATGAGCTGCTTTACCCTTTCCTTCCGGATTCCCAGGAAGTGATCCGGCCGTCTTGCATTCTGATCAGCAATAATGCCGTAATAGCATTCGACCAGTTTTTCTGCCACGTTATCCAGCCCCATCTTTACCATGATCTCAATCTGTGGTGTCTGGATGTAACGCTCCAGGTAATCAATTGGATTGAGTTCTCCCACGCTCTTTGCGTATTCCTGTAATGCGCTGTACCGGAACATTGTCTCTTTCATTTCCTCATAGGTTTCCTGCATGACCGTACCGGCTTTTATTGAAATATTCTCCATACCGTGCAGATTGCAATCATCCCAGAAATTTTTCCCCGTATACGGATTATACTTGAGATAGTCTATCTGGGTCTTTTTGCCCGGCTCAAAATACGCTCTTGCAATCTCTGTTCCAGAAAGTTCTTCACAGGCGTTGTGCATTTCCACGCCTTTATCTCCACAAATAAATCCCAGTATCCACTTTTTCTCCACTTCCACATACCGCATTACCATTCCATTTTCTTTGTACTTCTGTCCCAAAAATAGAGAGATAGATTTACTGCTCGTTCCTTTCACTTTTCCCTGGCATTTATACTTTCCGCGCGCTCCGCACATCGGACAGGTACCATATCTGCCCTCCCTCGGTTCTTCCGTCCATCTCTGGAACTGGCTTTCATAGGAGATCCCGCTTCTCCATCTCGCGTCTGTTACTCCTCCGCATTTGCTGCATGCTATCTTTGCCCGACTGCCATGTTTTTTGTAATACAGATAATGCTCATTTTGGAAATATACTCTATTTGCTCTTTCCAGAATCTTTTTCTCCGGCAGTTCCTCAGTATGTGCCATTCTGTCTGCCAGTGCCTCCTGACGGCGCATATATTTTCTGTGCTCTCTGTTCCATCTTTCCGTTATCACAATATCGTCCTCATGCCTGTTTATGTATTCCCACCAGCGTTCCTCACGGTAGACGGTCACCTTGCAGAATTTTTTTATCCTTTCCAGATCCTCCGTGCTCTGCAGGACGTTTTCTTTCTCTGCCTGTTGCCATGTATTTATTCGTTCTGCCCATATCAGTCCTCCATAACTGCCTGTTTCCGCTTTCTTCCGTGTCCATTCCTCCCGTTCCGGCCAATATGTCCCGAAATCTTTCTTTGTGAGCACAATCCGCACCTCCGGTGTGTCTTTTGATCCTTTATGGTTCCGGTACACCTCCAGAAAAAGATGCTTTTCATGTCCCACGATCTTGACCGCTGTGACTCCGATATATTTCACATCTTTCTTTCTGCTGGTTTTCTTTAATCCCAAATACGGTATTTTCTCAATCGCTTTCTTTTTCATCCGTTCCGCCTACTTTCCCATGTAGTAGTCCCTGATGATCTTCTTTGCCCGTCCCATCCCCGGGATTCCGAGTGTCACCCTGGAAGCTGTTACGCCTGCTGCCTTCAATATATCTTTATCAATCCCGATCTGGTTCTTGAAGGACCATTTCAGCAGTTCTCCGATACATCCTTTTAAGGATCTCCCCTTCCCGCGGACCGCCAGGGCGATCTCCTCATTCTCCATGCACTGGCCTTTCAGATATTCCACCCAGTCCTCCATGATTTCCTTCGGCTTCAGCTCCACAGCTTCCACCTCAATCTTACCGATCGCTGCTGTCAACGGATCGCAGAGCATAGGCAGCTCCCCCAACATATACACCTCTACAATTTCCTTCTGGATCCCGTTCTCCTCCGCCATTGCTTTCAGGCTTCCCATGTCTCCTTCGTTGAAGAGATTTTCCGCCAGCTCGTTGATCTCCTCATAAGAATCAAACTCTCCAAATTTATCAAACACGTGTTCATCCTCCATTCTCGCAAAAATCCTTATATTTCATGCCGCCCCGCCAGCTCTGTGAACTGCTGCCACAGATCCCGGTTCTTCACTTCCCCGCCTCCGGCCTTCTTCCATTCACTCCTTCGCCAATCTTCTAGGCTACCCCGCTCTGCCGTATTCTTTACAAAATACATTCCTCACATACAGGTATTTTATATGCAAGCGTTTTCGACAGCCTAATATCCCAGGTATTCAACTGCTCTCCACATATATTGCAATATTTGTCTGTCATTCTCGCCTTTTCCCTGCTTCCAGCAGCACCATCATTTTCACTTTTCATTTTTCATGAAGTCTCCTCTATAAGTTCCTCAATCATCCCCCTGTAATCCTGCGAAGCAATCCCGCGCCTTGAAAACTCCGGCAACGGCTTCATTTCCATGCTTGCTTTTTCTACCACGATAGACCGCCTGATCGGTGTCATGAACATCCTGAATCCGGATGATGTCCGCATCCAGTCCTCAACCTGCAGGGATGTTTTATTCTTTTGCCGCATTGTCATGACTACCTTTATACTGAGATCCGGATTAATCTCTTTTAAATCCTCCACCTGTTCCTCCAGGTTATAAAGTGCTTCATTCTCAAATCCCCCGACCTTTACAGGCGCAATAATGAGCGAAGCCGCCAACAAAATATTTATAACCACCATATCGAACAAACGCCCACAATCGCATATACAATAATCGTATGCGTCCGATACCTCTGAAAGCGCATCACGCAGCCTTGTAACCTGGTTCTCTTCCTGTTTAAGCATGAGGTCCATATCTGTACGCATAAGATACCCATTTGCCGGAATGATATCTATGTGATCGTATCTCGTCACCTGGATCAGTTCCGATGTCCGATAGCTCCCTCCAACATTCTCATGACGTTCCAGGAGTTCACTCATTCCTATCCCTTCTGGCTCATATGCCCCGAATGTCTTTGACGTGTCCCCCTGCGGATCCCCATCTAATATCAGCACACGCTTTTCATACTCCTGGCCTAATATGTACGCCACGGAATCCGCTGTCGTAGTCTTCCCGATCCCGCCTTTAGGCGACATCACCGCTATTATATTCATGTCATTTCCTCCTTTGCTTCCTTCTCTGCTGCCTTCTTTCCCATTCCCGTTCTGCTCTCCCAAATATGGACTCATGAAAAGAGACTACTCCATGATCCGTAATAACCCGCATTTTGAACCAATAATTTCCCGCTGTGTCCACATATAAATCTTTGAGATATTCCCCCGTTCTTACGGTCCCTAAGTATTTAGTTTCCAATTCCTCCGCGCCCCACCCTGCCCGGTTCTCATATGTCCACGCATCTTTCAGTAAAGTTTTCAGCTGTTCCTTCGTATACGGTCCCATCACCTAACACCACCTTTTATCTTGCCATCTTTCAGGATACTGTTGTTTGGGATGCTCATTAGCATTCTCTCAATGCCATATCTCATTTTTTCATCATCTGTATACTTCACAACATCCTGTAAAATTTTCTCTTCCTCTTCCCCATGCGGCAGCTGTACATACTCCTCAATCACTTTGACCGCTTCCTCCGCAGAGTAGCATGTCACAACAAAGTGCCCTGCTGACTGCATGTCTGAAAGAAATTCTTTCTGCTTGTCCGTATGCCTGTTATCTCCGTATTTCATTTCAATATACAACCCGCAATATATCCCGCATGGATACGGCAGGCACAAATCTGAGACTCCTGCTTTCACTCCCATCTGTTTCAGCTTAACCGCTTCTAAGCTGTTCCTGCTGCCCCCGTTCGGGCAATGATGCAGCCATTTCAGTTCCGGATAGCGGTTCTGGTTATACTGCGCCCACTGTATCACCGCCATCTGCTCCGTGTCTTCGCTTCTTAATGTGTTCCTTGGATTCACTCTTTTTTCCTCCTTAATCTTGCATGTATGTAAAACATATAATTGAAATTGTTATACCGGACTTCTGCCTCCGCAAATTCCAGATCCGGATACCATTTCTTCATCTGCTCCTGTATATAGTTCTGATTCCTAACCATTTCTTCAATAAATGCTGATATCGGCTTGTAACTCCCTGTCCCCTTGATTGGCTGTTTGGAACGTACAACACGGATATCCGGCTTTTTCAGCCCCTTGGAACTGTTCCATCTTCTTTCCGATCTGATCCGTTTCTTTTCCTTCACCAAATAATTCGCCATTCCGGCCAGTCCGTCCTTGTCCTTCCTGGTCCTTCTCACCTCATTGCGGCTTGACTGCTTCCAACACGCCTCGACCGTGTCCAGATCCAGCTCACCATCCATGACAACGTGGATATGCCAGCGAATCTCTGCGGCTTCGTCATACTCTATGACATACACGTATTTTGCCCTTTTCAGCCCACGCTTTTTCCTCTGGTAATTCACCCTGCTTATATATTTCTGTACGTCCTTCAAGGCTTTTCCAATATCCCCATCAGCCGGAAGGTGCGCATCATCATATGTCAGTGTGATCCACAGGTCGCCCTCTCCAAAATTGTGGTTGATTAAGCGCACCAGATACTTCCTTGCATTCTTATCATTCAGATTCTTTTGCGCGTTGCTGTTCTCTTTTACGATCCTCCTACCTTCCTCCGGCACTTCATCCAGGCGCTTGAACTGCGGGTATATCTCTACCTCAAACTGATCCCCGGCTTTTATCTCCTTCAGCACATAAAAATTTTTCTTCCTGTAGCCTGCCATCTGCTCTATGAACCATTCATTCATAGATTCTATGTACTGTCTATAAGCTGACTCATAGTCATAGGGGATGTAACCCATCCCTCCTTTTTTTCTCTTCCCCTTCTTTCCCTGTCCCATCTGACACAATCCTCCTGCTTCCTGTATATTTCATTTTCACAGACTTGTTACTATCTATTACAAGGTCGGAAAAACCTGTGCAATCCCTTGAAAATTTAGGATTTTCCTACTTTTTTCACCTTGTACTTTTGTGTCAGATTTGATATAATAATTATGTTTTGAACTGGCACAAAAGTATCAGTTGAAACGGGCGACCGCTCCCAACGGTTGCCCGTTTCTTTTTATTTTTATTATCCTTACTTCGATTCTTTTTTCTCCTGTCTCCTCCCCTATATATGCGCTAAGATATCATTGATCATGGCGATACCGGAATCTCCTTCCGTATTAATCCGCCGAGTAACGCCGCTGGCATACTTCGCTATCACTGCGGAAGGACCATACTCCAGATCTGTAAGGTCGTGGTAGGCCCTGATCTTTTGCAACGCTGTCAAGAGCAGTTTACAGATCGCCTGCTTGTCCTCCCTGATTTATCCATAGGCTTGTCCTTTCTACCGCCCTCAGGCGGTTTCCTCTCCTGTACTGATCAACTCATACTCATACTTTTCCCCTGTCTGGTCTTCATAAAGGCTCACCAACAGATCCATGATCCTTTTTCCAACATCATCTTCCGGGTGGACTTGCTGCTTTTTATCCACACATATCACCTCCATACAAATACTTATGAATCACTGGTTGTACTTGTTGCTTATTCTTTTTCCGTTACAGTAAATGGCACGATAGACTCCGGAATATAATTGACCTCATATTTGTACTTGTTTACCTTCGCCCCGCCTAGATCCTCGATCACATACATCGTATTTTCATTCAGCCCGATGATGTGCTTCTTATATGTACCATCTTCCATCTCACAGATAATACTGATCTTATTTTCATTTGATGCGTCCAGGGAGAAGGCGCCGATCACTTCAAATTCCACTTTATCTGTCCTGGAGTTGATTACGGCAAATCTCCGGAGCACATTGAAATTATCAGCTTCTAAGGAAACATTGCTCGATACCTTGTCAGCCTCCGCACACCCAGTCAGCCCTAAAGATAGAATCATTGCTAATGCTGCAATATATTTTCTCAATTTTTTACTGTCTCCCTTCTCTCGATTTCATCTAAATATTCAATAATCAATGAATTATTCTCTTTTAGAATCTTAAGTCCTAAGATCTCTCTTGCCTGATTTATAGTCATCTTTCCGGAAGAAACTTGCTCGCCTATATCTGCAAGTATTACTTCCTTCGTGCTGCAGACCTCCATCTTAAAAATAGCAGTATGGTACATGTCTTAGTTTCATTTTTTGTGCTTGGGATTCACTTATTTTGTGTACCTTAATCCTGATCCCAGGCCACTCTTTCATCCCTTTAATAATCTGATCAATATCTTCTCCTATTACATGGTAGTGAATCGTCCTTGTTTCCCCTTTTATAATTTCTGCACCCTGCATTTCAAGTGTGTTTATAAACACATCTAACATCTTTTTCAGTTCTTTTTCTTTTCCTCTGATCGGAACCAATGTCAGCATTGTCTTATTTCTTTCCATTATTCCTCTCCTTCTTTTATGATTTCCTATCTAAAAAGATTTATCTTTTTCATGGCACTTTCCTCATTCACCCTGCTCTCTGCTCCCACTCAATCTCTTTCTGGCGCATCAGAAGAGTATTCGCATCCCGTGTAAGCAAAAGGATTCCCTGTATATCAATCTGTTCCAAAATGGATACCATGTTCTTGATTTCCTGTTCTTTTCTTTCTTCTAACATCTTTTCATTCTCCTTTCTACTACTTCTACTTTTTTAATTTTCTTTACCTCCTAATCGTTTTCTTCTTTTATTCTCACCTCCTCTGGTTCTCTATATGAACAATATAATTCTTTAAAAGAAATTTGTCAATAGTTTTTTGTTCTTTTAGAGAACTTTTTATTGACTTTTATATTTTTTGCTGGTATTCTTTGAATAAAAGGAGGTGATTCAACATGACTCAAGGTGAACGTGTTAGAGAGGTTCGCAAGTCTCTTGGCTTAACTCTTGAAAAATTTGGTGAAAAAATAGGTATTAAAAAAAATTCAGTTAGCCAAATTGAAAACGGAATAAATAATCTCACTGAGCAAATAGCAAAATCTATTTGTCGTGAATTTGGAGTTAATTATACATGGTTAACAACCGAACAGGGATATATGTTCGAAGATCTGACCGATCAGCAAAAGTTATTAAAATATACCGGCTTTCTTTTAAAGGATAAAGATTCAGTGATAGCAAATGCCATCCAGACCTTAATCGTTACATATGAACAGTTAGACGCTACAAGCAAGGCAACCTTAGAAAAAATAGCACTGCAGTACATAGACAACTTAAAAAAGAGCCAGTAATCTGGCCCTTTGCATTACTTAGAAAGATAGCTCCAAATAAATACTACTATGTCCCGTACCTTTTCCGGAGTCTCTTTTTCAAGCAACTCAACAATAAATTTTATGTCTTGTTGTTTTTTGTACTCTTCGCCACTCATATGTATTCCCTCCGCTATTTGTATTTCTATTAAGTAAACAAGCGGATACTGGAAAACTTATGCAAAAACTGATAATCGTCCACTATAGTGGACACTTATTTATAATCCGATTCATACAGGCTTTCAATATTGACTTTTAGACCTGCTGCCAGCTTTTCCATCGTATCCATTGTTGGATTGGAAGATTCTTTCATAAGTTTTTGGATAGCTGATCTTGATAGTCCTGTCATGATGGCCACTTGCCTAGTTGACAACTTTCGTTTTAACATTATTTCAGAGAGTATGATCTTCATGAAATAATTGTAATTCTTGTATCACTTCAAGTCTATCGGGAATTACTGGAAAGGAGGCAGGCCGAATGTACGCGAAAAGAGTACGAATTACCAAATGTAATGTTGACAGAATCCGCAAGTCTTTAAATTGTGATTTTGTCAGTCTCACTCTGACATTGGAACGTGAAAATATTAAAAAGTATGTTCCCAGAGTGACAAAATAATTTTTAGCCCCTGGTAAATCAGGGGCTGATTAAACATAACTGCTTCAGCATTTATCAAAAATATCAAACCGAAAGTGTGGCGCTTTCTATTGTATAGGTAAAACAAAATAGAGGAGAAAATC